CTATCAACTTCTGCACCATCCCAAAATAATTTATTAACCAATCCTGTATTATTAGCATAATAACAATCTATAGTGCTATCGAAAAAATTACTTAATCCTAAAGTCCACCCATAGACTGGTGTTTTACCATCAAAGCTATCAAGCTGAGGAAATACTCTCTTTAATTCTTTGTGTGTACAATATGTTGCTGCTGTCGCCATTATCTTCCCTTCTTCTTTTTAGTAGGCTTCTTTTTCACAGGTCTGCCTTTCTTTTTTCCGTATGTTCCTTTTCCGTATGGCATTATACAAATCCTATAAGTTCAATTTCGGCATTTATTTTAGAGTTACAACTTCGTGCTACTATTGATGTTATTCCATTTTCTAAATTAGAATCAGTTGTTATTCCTCCACTAAGAACAGAGCCGTGATTAAGACTTGCTACAAACTCTGCATTAGCAGGACCATTAAATCTTATAGCACCTGTTTGATAATTAATACTACCTGAAGCTGCTCCTATAATATTACCTTTACCATCATCATAAGCAAAAGCTGGCACATTACTTGTTTCTATGTTTGTGTCTTTTGCAAATATTGTATCATCAGGAAGTAATGCTGCTATTGCAGGTTCTACTGCTGCTATTGCAGGTAATCTACCAACTCCAAATGGTGTTGTTCCTGAGCCTGGGGCAGCTAATAATATTGCTGAAGCTCTTGTTCTATCTTGTGATGTAAATCTAACATCTCCATTAACTATACCTACACTAACTTTCTTTTGAAACAAGTTACCTGCTGTATAGAATTGAGCATCAAGTGCTGCTTGAATCTTTCCTATAATTCCATTGTTGCCACCAAAGTTTAAATTAGAAGCATCAGTTGTAAATGCTAAGTTTGCAAAGACTGAACCTCCGTCTGCTGTAATATTAAATTTATATTCTGTTGATGCAGCTAAACCTGAATGAGTTGAAGGTGTTATTCCTGTTAAGTTTAATTCTTGGTAACCTGAATTATAAAACTTTAAAGCTATTGAACCTCTAACAATCCCTGTAGGGTATGCTGTAGTTGCTTCTCTACCAAAACTTAAAAAATTAGTAGCTGTGTATATACCACTTGCATTTGTTTGTGCATACGCATAATCATCAAAATTACCTTGTGTATTAAAATAAGGAAGTTCTACAGCAACGTCATCTGCGTGTACTGCTACTGTTGAACCGTGTACTCCTCGCTTTACATTTAAAAAAGTATTTGCAAGGTCAGTAACATCTCCCTTTCCTGTTACCTCCATAATTTCGTCATCAAGTCTTATTAAATCTCCAACTACAAAATAATTTGCGTGATTATTTACTGCACTTGTCCATTCTAAATATACAATAACAGCACTTGTGTCATCTGTCATAGCATCTTCAGTTGCCGAATCATTATCAGCACCACTATCTTCTGCTAAGGTTGTATCTACATCATAACCACCTTGATTATTTACAGTATTTGCATTTCCACCTGAATTAACAGCATTGTATCCAAACATAAATTGGTTAGGCAATAACATATATTCCCCACCAGCAAGATATTGTGAAATATATAAATCTTCTACATAATTATCGTGATTTAAACTATTGCCAAATTCATTAATTAGAAATCGTAATTCAACTCCTACTTTGCTATTATTTTTAATTACAATAACTTTAGAGCCTTTTAATATACTTGTATTTACTTTAGATAAACTTGCTAAAGATGTAAAAGTATCTGAATTGTCAATTTTAGCTAAAGTTCTATAAGCCTCTGAATAATTATCAGCCATACTACAAAGGTAGTCTGCATCTCCATTTCCTGTTTTTATTTCTAATTTTGTTTCTAATCTTGCCATATTCTCTCCTAATTAAAGTGGTATAAAACTTGTGTGTTTAATCTTATTACATCTGTGTTTGTTTCGTTCTCTACAAAACAAGCAAGAACCTGTCCTGCTGTTACTACTGAACTATCTATTGTACAGGTTACTGTTTTAATACAGTTTCTATCTACAGCAGTTGCTTGACCTGATGCAAGTAAAACTCCATCTGATAAAGTTCCATCATTTGCTGCCCCTGCATTTTTAATTGTAAATTTGTAAAGATGAACATTAATAACAGTATCTGTATCTGTAACGGTTGAAACCATAAACTTACAAGCATCTATTGTAGAATTAACAGGAACAACATATAAATTTGATAATAAATCATCAGTTGTTGCACTTGTAGCAAGACTTGTTTCAGGGTCTGTGCCTGTTCCATTTGAAAATTCAGATGGTTGAAAACCATAAGCTGAGTTTGCTCTCCCTACAAAATAATGTGTACCTGCAACAGGAACTAAGTTTTCTGCATTAAATTCTACTATTTGACTATTAGCAGGTGTTGCTGTTGATCCAACTTTAACTACCTCATTTGTAGTATCGGCTGAAAGAAGTGTTGTTCCATCTAATGCTTGAATCTTGAAAGTAGAAGTCGTATTATCATTTTGTGGTTTTAATATTAAAGTGTCATCACTTATATTTAAACAACTTGCAGTACCTTCCCCATCTTCTATATTAGATGCAGAAGTAGAAATACCATTAGTTTCGTCTGCTACTTTTAATAAACTTTTATATGTACTTGCAGGACTTTTTCCTGATAAACTACCCATTTACACTCCTCTATATTCAAACACTACTGTCCATACTGTATCGCCAACTGCAATATCTGCATTTACTGATATATTAATAATATCCCCTGCTACAAAAGTAGATTCTGTAAAGTTAAATGTATGTGCAGTATCATCAACAGGCATTTCTTGAGATTGTTCTTCTGTTGGTGATGTGTTAGGTATTTCTGTTCCTTCTGAACTTTTATGAAAACCTACAACTACTGTATCACATCTATTTTCACTTCTTAATACTACTTTTTTTAAAATTCCATCGTAAGGTGTTACAAATGATAAATATTCATTTCTACCTGTAGGAGAAGTTAGTTCTACATTGTAACCTACAAGAGGTAAGTAAAATAAGTTAGCACTTGTAGTAGTAGCACCACCATTAATAAAATGTAATGTAGGTTGTTTAAGTATTGATCCTGTAACTTCTAAATCGCCAACAACTTTAACTTTTGCTTTATCGCTTTCATCAGGTAAATTCTTAGACATCTCTAAAGGAGAAGTTTCGCCACCTACCTTTAATGCTTGTAAATTATTAGACAAAGGATAGCCATCACCTAAAGTGACTTCATTAACTAATCTATTCTTTGTTGTTCTATAAGGCATTACTTGTCTGAACGCAACCCTTTCACAAATCCTCTTACTGCTCCACCTACAAAATTGTCTACTAAATCAATAAACCAAGGCTCTATCGTTTTATTCCAAAAGTTCTTAGTAAATTTCCAATTAGATAAACCTAAAGTCATACATTTACCTAAACCACAACAAGTCCCTTCTACCCAAGCACATATTTCTGCATTAGGTACTTTTTTAAGCATCCATAGTACAATTCCACCACCTGCTCCACCTGCTATTAATCCTGTATTGTTTACTAAAAAATCTAACATATTATTTCTCCTTTGTATAAAGTTGTTTTAAAAGTTGTATATCAGCTTTCATTTCTATGTTTTCTTTTTTAAGTTCCTGAAAACCAATATCTAATTCATTCGGCTCTAAAACATATTTAACTAATTTATCAAGTTTAAACTGTTTAGTAAGAAGTTTTATTATTATCTTTTGTACTAACACTTCTTATTACCGTCAATCAATTCGCCCCATAATGAGGTCTTTCCGTTTATAATCTGTATAACGTGAACTGTAAACAATCCACCTTTAAAAAAATCTACTATTGCAAATGCGTGTGCCCAATTAATAGGTCTTCCCCCAAGCCAACCATTAGCTTCGTCTCTCATATCCTTTAAACATCCGATACTCCAAGCAGACTTAGGTCCGTCTTTATGAGTAACCGACATCTGTTGAATATCGTGCCAATGCCCATACATAAGATTGCATCCCATTTTTCTTAAATGGTTAGAAGTATGGTACTGACCTCCATATAAATGTCCGTGGTATAGGTATAATTTACCCAATTTAAGTTGTTTTCCAAAGGGAATATATTTATATCCTCTACCTGCCAAATCTACTGCATTAGCAAATTTGTACTGAGGTATGTAAGGATATTTTTCTACAGCCATATTGCACCAGTTATCGTGGTTGCCTTCTGTAATATATCTCTCTTTACAATTTACTTTATCAAGTAATTCGTCAATTTGGTCCATACCAGCATTAACATCTTTTACGTCTTTTTCGAAATCTTTTATTATATATTCTAATGGAGGTGCTTTCTTTCGTTTCCATCTCCAAGCACTAAATGCGTGCCACTCACCAACATCACCTAAATCTACATAAGCATCAGGTCTTACAATCTCAATAGTCTTTTTAAGACAGTTGATTGCAGGTTGGTCGTGTAAAGGAAAATGTTTGTCTGGAGTTACAATAACTCTTTTAACAACACCTATATCCATTTATTTTAAATCTCTTTTTATTTTCTTAATAAGGTACAGAAAATATGCGATTAGAACCAAACTATAAGCCATTTGGACTATAGGGTCGAATAAGTCTAAACATTGGACAAAATAGCCACTCAAGCCAATTCCTGCTGCTTTTAAGCTCTCAAAGTCCACTTGCAACTATCCTTACTCTATTACTTAGTTCTTCAGCTCTATTAGTAGTTTGCTTTGCCCATAGGCTATCAAGCATCTCAATAGAAGCATCTTCCCATTGTTTGTTCTGTAAGTAAGATATAGTTTTCTTAAACTTAGAAAAGCCTCCAACACCTAATTGGTAACACATTTCTATAACTACATCTTTAATATCTTGTGGCATATATTTATACCAACTAAATTTGTTATCTACTCTGCAAATAAGATTCTCTAACTTTCGTTCTAAAATCATACTACATATATCTTCATCTAATTCTAAGTCTTTAATAGCGAAGCCATAGCCTATAGTGTCTATACCTAAAGAATCCTTATAAACTATGGCAACGAAACCCTCGTGTTCTTTAATGCTCTTTATTAGGCACATTTGTTTCTTTCTTAAATATTTTATTGTAATTTTCTTG